TTCGCACCCAGTAAATTCGCATATCGTAAATCCGCACCTTCCAAATTCGCACGTTGCAAATTCGCACCCTGTAAATCCGCATCCTGCAAATTCACACCCGCTTTTATTTTATAACCTTTCACGTTCATTTTCAAACCTCCAATCAAATTCGTCAATTTAATTCGCTAAATTCGCACCACACAAGTCCTTGCCATTGCCATCTGGCAAGGTATTGAGGAGTTTACTTATCTGGTAATCATTACCTCAATAGGTTTTCCTTCTTCGACAGTAATTCTTTTTGTTATAGTTCCTCCTGTTGCTCCCATTCCAACTTCTGGCTTTACTGTTACTTCAAAAAGTGTCTTTTTCATTTCATTCCCCTAATATATTGATCTCTTATAATTAAATTATAATATATTTTAGAAGATATACAAATTTTATTTCTTTACCGTGGTTAAAACTCAAAAAAATTGTCATTTTTCCTAAACGTGATAGAAAAAGCACTGATAAGGCACGGTAACAAAATAGCTAAAGATATTAGTATTCTTCCCATTTAATCTCCATTCACTTTGTTTAGAGCTTGTTTAATTTCTTTTAAGGTCACCAAACTACCAGAGATATAGCACTGGTGCGCTCGTTTTGATAAATTTTTGCACCATGTATAATGGTAAACCAAATAGCAATAAACAAACAAATTATTTTCCAAATTAGCATTTTACTTTCTCCTATTTCTTTTGATTAATTGTGTAGTATTAATTAGTTCTGTGTGTGTAAATGTATATCACAACCCATGTTATTTCCTCAATCAATTATATCATCTCTAAATCTTGGAGCGGCCACAAGCTTAAAGTTATCATGACCATGACGTTCAATAACCTGTTCTCGAACGTACTCAATATCATCCGTTGCACAGAATCCTTCAAAAGCTCCATCAATAAATACCTGATATCCAATGGGCTGCTTGGGTTTCTTTGGAATAAATAATTCAGCCAGTTCTTTTTTCGCAGCTTCAATGGCGGCGACTCGTTTAAGGCCCCTCACAGATTTGGTATTTGTTAACCAGGCCTCGTTCATTCTTATAATCATCGTTAAAGAACGTTTTAAGGAGATAGCATGAGTATAATTACCTATCGCAACTTCGTATTCTTTATAAGTCATGATTTATAATTCCCGTGTATTTATTGTTACTACCTGGGAACCACCGCAGCCGGCCATACCTTGCGTGACTGAGTTTATTTCATGAATGCCGTCAATGCTGTGTAAATTGGCATAGTCCATATTGGTTCTTACATCTCTCGTATCCAGGACAACTTCGGCATCCCAGTTCCCCTTCTTAGCTAAACACTCAATCAATTCTCTTACTGTTGTCATTTTATTTCTCCTCCTAAAATATATTGGCCCTTATATTTAAATTATAATATATTTTAGGCGAAATACAAATAAAAATCAAATATGTTAACAGTAGGACTATCAACTATTTTGCGGTAGGATAGCTCACCCTCATTATTTCAATTGCCAACTACCGCTAACATTTGAGTTCGACACCGAGAACATCTTCGAAATAATTCAGTTCTGGATTTTTCTATATCTACTACACATGATTTCTGTTCATCGGAAAGATAGGATATATCAAATTCATTCAGTAAAGAATAATGATTCATTCCTCTCTTTTTCATTTCTGAAACCAATTGATCATGTCTTTCCTTTAAACTTCTGGGCTGAAAAAGATTATTCCTAATGTAGCCGACCACTGCTTTCCTAAGATTCAAATGGCCTACAAACATATGGCATTCTACGTGCTCACCAAGAAGGTGCTGCCTACACATACACTCGGGATTAACCATCCACATTCTCATACAATTCCTTTCTGATATTAGGCTGTCAAGGAATCGAACCTTGGACTGCGGGATCAAAACCCGCCGGGTTTCCACTACCCCAGCAGCCTACGCACTAACACTACTTAGGGGGAGCCTATGTCATAATTGTCTTTGTCTAACAGCCTAACCTGACGAATAACATCTTGCCAACTACCTCTATAACCCACTCCTCGATCATCAATGTAAAGTTCTGCAACGGGCTTATCCATCTCTAATATGAGCTTATCATATGGTAGGTCATTGTCTTCCAGGAAGTCATGTACCAATTGGATATGCTGTTCTCGATTATACTTACACAGAGTGTGATCCCAATAAGTTGCGGTCCTACAAGAATGGATGTGTATTTGATAACCAAGTTCCTTGAGCTTTAATAAAGCTTCTCGTACGTCTGGCTGAGGAGTCCCAATTTCGGGAAACTCAAAAGTACTTATCGTACCATCAAAATCTATAATTGCTATCTTCTCATGTGCCATTATTGATCCCTGTGAATATCTATTTTAATGGGTGCCTTTTTAACATATCTTTGCCCATTTGTTCTCTATCTTCCAAGAGCAGAATTAGTTTACTATTTGCCTCATCCATTTTTTCAATTGGAATGTAGTTTTCAAATATTTCGTTATACACCTCTTTCAACTTGATGTGCTCAGCTTGAAGTTGTTCAATTTCAACTCTTTGTGCCTCAAATTGCTGTGCTCCTACTTTTCGTAGATAAGCATCATCGGCGGTCAGGCGTTCGATGATGTCACAGAGTTGTAATAATTCTCCGTACTGAAATTCTATACCGATTATTCGGTGTTGCCTGATATCATCGTCAATTATCAATTTTGTGTTATTCACGGCCATATTGTATTGGCGTCGAATGCTTTGTGTTTCATACGTCGTCTCAGGCTTCTTTTGGGCCTCAAGTTCGGCGGTCAGGCAGTCAATTTTGTTGCAGGCTTCCGATAACGCAACCATCATTAGTGTTATCTCGGTTTGTTCGTCCAATATTCTCCGGCATCTCTTCGTAAACTCCATCGGCTCAGGCTTCTTTCGAGCCTTGGCAAGTTCAGAAGTCAAACGTTTTATTTCTTCATCCCGCTGACTCCAGTGTTCTTGCTTTGCCTTTTCATAATCGGAATAATCAAATTTTTCATTATCCATAGGACTATTTCCTTCCCATTCTTTCAATCTCAATTTCAAACCACTATCTTTTCGTGGGCTATTGCTATTTCTAGTAATATAAATTTAAAATCAAGTCTACCCTGTGGGCCTCCTTGCCCCTACCTCATCTGATTGCTTTTAGTTTAACGATACAGCTCTACCAAAACATTGGCTCTTGTCAATGTCTCGCTTGAACTGGTTCCAATTCCTGCCGCCCCATTAAATATACTCTGTGGACTGCCTACCTGAGTACCACCGCCACCAATAACAAACGAGTCAACTTTAACCAACGGATTTGAAAAACCCTTGTAGACTATTACTGTGGCGCCCGCTTGAGCAGCTCGGAATGCTACTGCGGCCATGACCTGATGTTCGCTTTTGTTCAGATCCTTTGCGAAAGCCTGACCTTCACCAATCTTAGTCATACCCATAACTCGTACTAAACCTGCAGGAAGAACTCGGATGGATCTTTGAGCTTTATACTTCGCAAATGTAGCGATTTCAATCTGATACGTATTGTCCCATTCTGGCCAAAGGATACCTAAGAATCGACCAGGATTTGCAAAACGTGTGAGTTCTTTATAATTGTACGAGTTTCGCTGAAGGTCAAAAATACTCTTGCTAATGTGCATTTCATCTTCGGTCAATTTTTCTGGCTCAGCCAAAGGATTGGTAGGATTCAGAAGGTCCGTCGGATTTATTTCCGTATAGGACGAATTGTCTGAAATGTTAATCTGATTCTGATTGCCTTCATTTACCTGTCCCTGACCCTGAAGCTGACCTTGCTGTTGACCCTGCTGCTGACCTTGAATATTAGAATTCTGATTACTGTTGTCATTAACATTCTTGTTCTTGTTCTCATTGATGTTCTTGTTCTTGTTCTCATTGATGTTCTTGTTCTTGTTCTCATTGATGTTCTTGTTCTTGTTCTCATTGGTGTTCTTGTTCTTGTTCTCATTGGTGTTCTTGTTCTTAATATCGCCTATATTGGCATTGGCAGAAGCGTTACCACCCTTACCACCTTCTCCGCCCTTATTTGTAATACTGGTGGTTCCGCCAATGTGCAAAGAATCCGCGTAACTCACATTCGTTACTGCCAATAAGGCTACTACCAAAAGTACTGCTGTAATTAACTTCTTCATTTTACTTCTCCTCATTAATTAGTTTCGTTTTTATGAAACAAACAATTTGTTTCATCTGGTACCTCTACTCCCCATAAGTGTGCTATTAATTCCTCCCCCTAGTTAATATTTGTAAAACACACAATGTTCTATTGTTACTCCAGTAATTAAAAACCAAATGAGTAATCCTGCCAAAAACAAATGGCAAGATAACCCAGAGCCAAACCCAAAATAACTACTATATATAATGTTGATCTCATTTCAATCTCCACTTAAACAAGAATTCTTTTTGCCCTGCCTCGTCGGCTAAGCTCAATTTTATGCACTGTTTCATGTGTATACTTTTCTCCCAAAGCGTCTGCACGCGTCTCATATACCTCAGCGTCTCGAAGTAAAGCAACCTTTTGACCAAACCTGCCCAGGAACCAAGGATTTACACATCTTTTTTTGTTTTGTATTACCCAACCGTATTTCTTTTTCATTTTTATCTCCTAATATATTCGGTTTCTTATACTTAAATTATAATATACTTTTGAGAAAATACAATTCATAATACAAAGAAATATAAATTATTATCATGTAGCCCGGCATCTCTATAATTTGAAAACATACTTTAAGTACATCTTTTTCTAAACTACCCATACCTTTGATTAAAGTTTCAAACAGAGTCATTTAATCAATCCTTCTTTATCCCCTGTTTTAGATTTTGTCATTTCATTATTCTTATATGTTGATACTAATCTGGCCAACTGTTCTTGTTTTTTTGTACCAGTCTTTTAACCAACTCATATTCTGTTTCATAGTATCCCGCTTTCTATTATTGTGCATTTTCAAAGTATTCTGATAATTCCCACCAGATTCTGTTGCGGTCAAACACAGTTAAGTCAATCGTCGATGGAAACAATTTTCTTAACCCGCATGCTTTACAAAAAAGTGCGTTATGCATCTCAGAGACCGTCTTCATGTATACAAATCCTTCACATATGACATGTACACCAAGACAATTATAGCTCACATTACCATGGTATCTGATTGATTCACCTGTTTCCCTATCTACAGTGATATTTTTCATGTTATCTCGCCTTATATTTATGGTATAATAGAATTTCTGCCATGTCAATACACAGTTTATTTATCTTCTCTTTGTCCGGCCAAAAAGGTAGTCGAGATAGAGAGTAGGCCATTTCCGCGGCGGCAAACAACCTTTCTGCTTCAACTTTAACCTGCTCCAAAGACCACTCACCACGCTTGATTTCTAAAAGTTGTCCGGCATCTTTTCTTTGAACTTGCAGTCTTCCGTTACCCAGAAATTCAATTCCCATCCGTAAAATTCTAATGAGATGAGAGGCGTGTTTATTCATTCGAGCCGCAGTGAATTCTTTTAAGGACATAAGTTCCTCAATTGAAAGTTTGTTAAATCCACGGATGAGACATCAACAAACATCCATCTTTTCTTATCTATAACGCTCACGGTTTTTATTAATTTCCGCCTATTTGGTATTTGTTCCTTTTCGATTGTGTCCTGGAAGAAACCGGTTTCCAAAGTTATTCACTCTTTGACCACATTGACCACATTGACAAAACGGTAATTTATACATTTAACCTGGGTATTCTAATATGGGATACTAATCAATATTTTTGTGACATACTGGGCACAACTCAGAATGGTGGACTAATTTGGCTGCCACCTTATCCAGTATTCCTCTACTGTTTGGCTTATCCTCAAAGAGTGAGCTATGCGTGTCAATTGAAGTAAAAATGTTGTATAAATCGAGCAAATTTTCTGCTCCCTCATCAATCATAGTATTCCGAACTTCCGTTGCCAGGTCGGTTGGCACGTGCGATTGGTTAAGAACGGAATCCAAAATCTCCGAAGTATTACTGTCGATCTTGTGTCCTGCCAATCCTTTAAGATTGATGACTTCCTGATTGAAGAGTTTACGAGATTCGATTATTGTACTCTGCAACCAAGCACTGAGGTCTTCTTTATCATCCCGGCGTTTCCAGGAACCCAATTGATGCTCAGTTGTGGCTCCATTAGAACAGAATTGGCGGAACACATAAGGAGACACCCTTGTGGCTGTAACACCCGTAACACTATGCTCAATCCGAATTCCCGCATTGTACAGATCATCTTTTGGTCCTATTGAAACTTGTTCCGGAGTTAAGACACTGAATTTGAAGGCTGTGGGTTCACCACACACCTTGTGGTAGCCAGCTATTGATTTGCCGAGAACGCCTTCTGTAGCATCCATAATTTCCGATATTTTAATATGTTTGAAATTGGCCATCGGAATTGCGGATATAGCATTGTCTCCTATAGTCAGAAGTCTGAGTTTGTTTCCGGCCAAGGCTGTCTGATACCAGTACTGCAGGTGAGGTATAACCAAGCTATCGACTTGGTCCACTGGAATCTTTTTCAAGTATGGCTTCGGAAACCCAATATGGGTTAACAAGTTGCCCAGAGCAGCAGACGTGAGTGTATTTTTACCTTTACTGTGCCGAATTGTAGTTTTTCCTTCTGCGTCGATGATAAAATTCACCGTCCCATCTAATTGCAAGTCCAGCGCCGTGGATGCTTCACTTTCGGCAACTATGTTCAGGACTTCTGCCCGAGTCATGACACCTTTTAACTCTGTTAACGTACTCATTTTTGTTCCTCCAAATAATGTTAGTTTAATTTTTCATGTTCCTTATACTTAAATTATAATGTACTTTAATGAGAATACAAATGAAAAATTTAAATTTAGCAATTAATTTATGGGAACCAGTAATTTAAGTGCCTTTTCAAGAGTCACTTGCCGGTAGAAAGAATCCGGGCGAAAAACCGTAAGGTAGTTCACTGAACTCACTTCGGTTGGATGGCATAATTCTTCCGCAGAGGTATCCTTTATTTGTACTCTTCCAAGAGCACCGTGCTCCATTTCTTCCTCAGCTATCCGATCTGCGAGCCAGGCAATCAAATGTACTCTGTTCTCCCGAGTGATCACCTCGGTAATACAATACAAACGGTAGTCCGGTGCTCCCACTCGAATAGCTTTAGGGGTATGGATAAAAAGTGTTCCAGCATATTTTTGTGGATCAATTACCATCTCTACCTCAACTATGATTATTCTTAGCCAATAAAGGACAAGGCTTCAATCCTTCAAGAACTGGAAATTTTGGGGTTCCCTTTCCAGAATCTGTAGATGCCCTCACAACGGATCTAGAAACTCGTATACACCGGGTACCCTTATTTGCGAAATTGTAACAATTCCAAGGGTACTTACCTCCATAGTAATGTTGATGTTCACAACTGATGCATTCTTTTTTTGGCGTAATAAAAGGTACTTGGCACATTTTAATTTCCTTCAAATGGTTATTGTTCCTTATACTTAAATTATAACGTACTTTAATGAGAATACAAATGAAAAATTAAAATTTATTAGTAATAAACAATAAATGTTGGTTTCTTAACTTTTTTTGCTTTGTCTATTGTATCCTGTGTTCCATGGGATTCACCATTCCAAAAAGCCAGTACCATATCACAAGCGTCTACTATTTGTTGATTGCGAATAAATCCATAGGAATATCCTTAATTGTCTTTTATTTACACACTTTTATGCAATTCAAGTAAAAGAATAGGAACCTTAATCATATGGACACTCCCGCCGTGATGCCGACCTAGAAAAGAATTTTCAACAGTTTCTAGACCATGTGTAATACCTACAATTCGTAATCTTTTTCCACTTTCAGATACCACGGAGTCTCCTACCATTGGTCGACAACAAACCTCTTCTGGCCAGTGTTCCTGTTTGTAATTATCTAAATTGGTTCTACATCTGACTTTCATATTAATCTCCTTATGAATTAGGTAGAATTTCATCTGGAAAGGCACTTGGAAAAATCCAGACATAATAAATTTTGGGTGTTTTACTAAAAAATGCTTTTAGAAAGCAATCTAAACCCCTAAATCCTTGTTTAAGGATGGCAGGATGTATATTAACCTGTTCCCAGAACGACATTGGGGGTAAATCAAATGGGTTCTTGATCTCAATTGCATCCGGCGACTGTCGAATTATATCAATCCAGATAGCATCTTTCTTTGTTTGGTTGTGTTTGAATATCATAAATCTTCCTTTTTGATATAAAGTTCTTGACTTAAGGCTTTCTCCCAACAAGTTTCGCAGGAACACCACCGGTATAGGAGGTTATCCCTTCCATTTACAGCAAATTCAATTATCACGGAATTGCTATTTCGGCCGGGAGTTTCCAACATATCCAAAAGAATAGGATTTGGACCCTCCCACATATCCATCTCACCGGGGTGTTCTGTCAACTGCCCAATGCCATACATTAATTCTCGTGGCAATTTTTCTTTTTCAACAACAGGGCGGAGAGAAGTAGGAATATAAGTATCCCGAAGCTCAAGTTTTTCTAAACCTGCCTCTTTATGAAAATCCGGATCTTCTTTATCTGGGTCTTCTATGGGAACCCACCACTGTTTTAAAAATACTGCTGGACCCAAAACTTTAAAAATTGTTCCAAACCTGTACCAACCTGGTTTGATTGCAGCAGTATCTCCTGCTTTCCAATCTATTCTTGATTTTTCTTCCATATCATCCTCACAGTATAAGGTTGCTTTGATTTAATGAACCACCATTTGGCTCAGGTCTTTTTATAATTTGTGTAACAAAGTACTCATCTTCACCCACACCCTCGGGACCTTCTATTTTTATACCTTCCCAGGTGAGTTTGTAAAGAGCCTCTGATACAGTACAGTTTACCAAAATCTGCTCACCCGCGACAAAGAGTGCTGCAGCAGGCTTTCCTATGGGACCACCAGTAGGACCAGCCACATCACTGGGTATTGCCGCTGGTACTACGGAATACACCGATTCTGCTTGTAAAATTCTGGGTGTGCTGGCCATTTTCAACTGGCCCCCTTCTTCACTTAGCATAACTTGCGTAAATTCTACCCATCTCATTTTGCTTTCCTTTCAATTACCTAGTAAGTAAGTATAGGGCTATTAATCCTATTATTCCTACGACCATTAATATTATTCCTACAGTTATTTCTCTCCTGTTTTCTTTCTTGGTCATTACTTTCCTTTCAATTTTTAATTTAATCTTAATGTTATTTCTATCCTTTCACCACGGCCAATGGTTCGAGTTCCACCACAATGTCAACCAGATCCGCCTGAAGCTCCATCACTCTTTGAATATCCTTATACGCTCCAGGAGCTTCATCAAGGCTATCTTTGCCTCGAACTGAATGTATGATTCCTTTGGCGTCTAATTTATCTTGTTCATCTTTAAGGGATAAAGTCTCCTTTGCTTTCGTTCGACTCATCAATCTTCCAGCACCATGAGAACAAGAATGGAAACTTTCAGGATTCCCCTTGCCCCGAACGATATAGCTTTTTGAACCCTGACTGCCGGGAATGATTCCTATTGTTCCCTCTCTTGCTAAAGTTGCTCCCTTTCTGTGTACCATCACATTTTCACCAAAATGATTTTCAAGAGTAGCGTAGTTGTGTGCTATATTAATTGCTGAGTTCAATCCTCCTTCAATATTTATGGCTTCTCGGGGTATTCCGGGCATCCAATCAACCACTTCCACAAAGCACTCAAGTATTCTTTGCATCATCACATTTCGGTTACGCAAAGCAAAAGCAACACAATACTCCATTTCAGCCAAATAGGCAATGCCTTCATTAGAATCCAAAGGTAAGAACGCCAGTTCACTTTTTGGCGGAATTGCTGTGAACCATTTTTTATTGAGTTCTTTGGCCACCTCATTATAATGATGAGCCACTTTGAAACCTAGATTTCTACTACCTGAATGTAACATAATCCAAATATGTCCATCAGAACCTTTTTGGATCTCCACGAAATGGTTCCCTCCGCCTAAAGTTCCCAACTGGGTAAGTGCATTGTGGTACTCATTGTATACTACAGAAACAGGAAACACCTCATCCGGTAGTATGTCTAAATTGGGCATCAGACCTCTATGCTGTGGTTTCTTATGGTGCTTGAATCCAGTAGGCACTGCTTGACGAATTTTTGATAGAATTTTCTTTAACTGCTCTGCTGTAATACTGGTCAAGGGAGTTCTGATTGCCATCATCCCACACCCAATATCCACACCCACAGCATTTGGAATGACTACCTTTTTAGTGGCTATAACACCACCAATGGGCATCCCATAACCACAATGAGCGTCCGGCATTAAACATACCCACTTATATGCAAAGGGAAGGTTGGCCAAATTCTTAGCTTGTTCTAACGTCTTCTCATCAATTTCATCAAGCCAGGCTTTGATTGGAAGTGCTTCGGTATTGATTACCAGGCATTCCAAATCTTCTTTTGTTTGCTCACGGCTTACCGATTCATCAGAAAATAATCGCGTAGCAGCATCAACAGCTTCATCAAATAATTGTTCATGGTCAGTCATGTTCGTTCCTTTCAAACACCGGCAGGAGCGGGCAGGATTCTAACCTGCTGGTCAATCTTCTCCGACATCTGCGGATTATATACCGCCTCTGTGTATTTGACCTTCCAAGCTGTAGCGTTTCACACACGCCGCCGCCCCGCCGATTATTCACTTGTTAATCTCCATACTTTTTAACTAAATAAAATAATGTGCTATAAAACAGTACAATAACAAAAACAAAAGCAAACAAAATCCTAACTGTAAATTATTCAACTTTTATTCCTATCATAAAAATCACCGAGGCGACAGGAATATCTACCTTCTACCATTTGTGCATCCTGCCGCCCCCCGACGGATAAGAGGGAGGATTATGTCAATTGTTTCTTCAAATTCAAGTAAGACTCGTAAGAGAGTTCAATGGTTTTATCGTCAATGACGATAGTGTACTTGGCTTACCCACTCCAATATCAATCTTTAAAATATCGGATATTAACAATATTCTCCTTTGAGATATCTTCCTGGGAGACGGTGAAAGAATCATTACCACAGTTCGCGGTATTGAGATTTCTTTTCTTCGCCGAACCCTTGAGCCATTGGATGATAAGTGAAGATGGACGATCTTCTACAACTACCACCCTATCATAAACAGCTCGCGTTGTTGTAATACTGGCAAACTTTTTCCCGGCTATCAACATTCTTTTTTCCCAGTTAATGGCAAAATTTATACCATTATTTGCCTTCGGCTTTGACCTTGACTTTGACTTTTCTTTTACGATCATTTGTTCCCCTTATTAAATAGTGTTATTCAGTCCAATTATATAACAATCCACCCCTTATTTGCCATGTAGGCTACGAGTAAAAAGAAACCCACAACTACTGCAATTTGAAATACTGCTCCTGCAAGCCAGATTGCCACCCCAACAAGAGCTTTAATACAATGTCCTAGCAATGCTCCGAAGAAGAGAATAACCAAACCTAATGAAGGAATTACCAGTGTAAGAACTGCCCACTTTAATATCTTGAATAGTATGTTCATTTCTTTTCTCCTTAAGCTAAAATTGATAACCTTAACCAATGGTACTTTTCTGGCTTTGGGGTGTATATATCAAATTTCTTCTGCTTTTTGATCCTATCCACCACTCTTGTCACATTAACTTGTACTATTTCTTTCGCCATTTCACCTTCTTTATCAACCTCGAATTAAATAGTATTCCTTATATTTAAATTATAATATATTCTAGGTAGAATACAAATGAAATTCAAAATTATTTTAATATTTTGTCGTGTATACTGCCTCGTAATTCTCGCTCCCTTTCGCAGGATATATTTAGAGCCTCTCTTGTAAGTTTTCTCCTGAATTTGACCGGGCTACCTATAAACGAAAGTACCATCTTAACATATTCAAGTTCATCCGGTGTAAAATCCTGCAGAATGTATCTCATAGCCACTATATCAAAGGCACTATGAGAGAATTTGGCAGCGCTATACTGAGCATGTGTTGCCGGCGTGATTTCAATACCACGAGTGATTTCATTCCTCCGATAAGATTGGGAGACAATACCCCCAAAATGCTGTCTAAGAATCCTTATAAAGAATGTCTTAAAACTACACCCCTTCTTTGGGTCAAACATATCTCTTTTTACCACCATAAACATTTTCCTTCCTTCCTGGATGAAATCATCAAGCTCATATCCGGAAGGCTTTCGTATTTTTTTCAAGGCAACGTAGGCATGTTCTTCAATCAATTTGGTGTATGTCTCTACTGTTTCACTCATGGTGTCTCCTAAATGAATGTTCCATTATTTATAGTCTTTAATTAAAAATTCCACCACAACCACGCGTGGACTCTTGGATTTGATTTAAGTGTTAATCGCCGAGGGATAATGTACGCCCAAGCTTTTTTCAAGCTGCGAATGGGTTGAGCCAAGCACATGCACCCAGTCTTTAGTTTTCTGTCCGGTGGTGTCAAACCGGGTTGAATCAAACCATACTTATCCGCCCCGATATTCCAATCCTGGTATAATTCTTCCATGGTTTGGGGTACTTCCAATTCAAAGGGTCTCGGAGGTTCCATTTTTGGATCAAAGCTAATTTTGGTGTAATCCAAACCGCCATCAATGGCAATAGAACCACAGATACAACCTCGCATATCATGTGTGGCTCGACTGAATACAGAAGTATTACATTTTGTACAGGTAATAACATATACAGTTGTCATGGTTTAGTTCCTTTTATTTGTATTTGTTAGCTCGAATTTTAGCAAACTCTGCCAATTGCTCCTCAGTGAGAGTAACAACACATATAGCATCAGTTATTTTTTCAACAATATCCATAGTCCCCATTACCTTGTATAGAGCCATGAAATGAAAGCTCAAATCGTCCCGAACCTCAAAAAGAAAACGTCCTACACCGTCTGATCTCCAACAGCTGTCGTGGTAAGATATACACTCCCATTTTCCTTTTCCTTTTTGAAGATAAACTCCAACATAATTGGCCGGAGCATGGATCAACATTTGTACCAGCTTATTTTTACAAGGAAGTGTACCAACAAAGCTTTTCTACCGGCGGGTTCGCCATCAGATCCAACACACCCATTTTGCCATTTCCCGGCTTTGAGGAGAAAGGCTTCCTGAATGACATTACCAAGCATGTACAAAGCATTGAGACTACTCATGATTTTCTCCCTAGTAAGTCTGTCTCGCGTGAACTGTGGGGAAACCATACAGCCTCTGGAACATAATAGGAATGTTCCAACAGATGATAACCCTCATACAAACGCAGGCATAGTTATTACAAATTTTACACTTTTTGTTCTTCTTTTTCTTTTCCATTTTCTCTCCTAAAATTTAGTTTGGCAGTAGGTGATAACTTGAACTACTAAATCAACAAACGCAAATGAGGCAGTTAACCAACCTATCTTTGAGACACTGACGCCTATAAGTATTCCGGCTATAACTTTTATCATAATACATTCTCCAATAATAAATCATAAATAAACTTAATATTCTCTGTACTGGTGTAACATCCATTTACTCCTAACATAGTGCAATATAAGCTGCGATAAAACAAATCCATATTCTTCTGTCAAATGACCAGGAATAAAATCTTTCAGCCAGTGTTATTTTCTCATTCATTTGTATCTCCTAACTATTGTCTCTTATATTTAAAGTATAATATACTATAGAAGAAATACAAAAAGAAAATTAAATACTATCAGTGGAAGTTTTCAGGTTCTCTACATGCTCTTTGCATTTGTCTGTATCAAGAAATGTTCCCAAGTACTCCTGTCCAAAGTATAGATACCAACCTTGATTTGACCGGATGGCTTTGAACCAACCTATCTGCGTTTTATAGTTGACCTCAAAGTCTTCTTCATATATTACTTGTGTGATATCCATTTTATTCTCCATCCCAGATTTTAAATTTCTTTTGAGCGATATGCCACATGCTATCTAACTCTGCTGCATCATGACCACCAAACAAATACTGACATTGCCAACGTATTAAAGCCGCTACTTCGAGGATAGTGCAGAAAACTGGTTTGAATTCTGGCAAAGCACAACCATATAAATGAGTGTTATCAATATGAAGTAAATCTGTGTCCGGTTGTTTAAGAGCTATGTTCACTACTTGTTTGAATTGTTTTGCTGCCATTTTATTTTCTCCAAATGTGAGCCAGGAAAAGATAGATACTCTGAACGGATAATATATAAACACTGACATTGGGATCCTTTGGAGCGAAGTCGCCTCTGAATCCTTTTACAATGCCCGTTCTACCATTGAAATCCTTGTGTCCAATGATCCGAACCAACTTACCAATCACCCAATCTAATCCTTCAATTTTTTATGTGATTTTCTTGTCTTTAGATACCTTCTTATCATTGAGGGTACCTTTGTCATGTTCCATAATGTTGTTTCTAAAATCCAAGCCATGCAAAACAATATGGCAAATGCAATAATTATTTCTTTCATCTTTCTACCCTTTCGTAAAATTGTTAATTTGATTTTCTTTGCTCATCTCATTTTCTCTTTCATTTCAAAGCCAAAAATGGGGCGGACAGGTTTCAGCATAACTATTATATAAGACTTGTTATCGCCGCCGCCGCCCCGCTGGTTCTTAAGTTTTCAAATAATTATAATATCAGATTTCAAACACATCTCTTTGTATGATTCGTGAGCTTCTTTTGCTTTTCTATGTTCTTCTTTTTTGTGCCTTTTCTTTTGGTATCTGCCTCAGCTTTTGCCAATCTAAATAACATTCCGAGATTTGTGACTATTTTTACTGACCGGTATAACTTTACTCTTGCTTCATCTTCCGTCATTTTTTCTCCTTTCACAAAACCGGCGAGGGCAGGTCAATGCTCTGGTCAGGGAGAATTGAAGCCGGCCCCTGCCGGTTATTCCTATAACCAGTCCGGCCGATTATCCTTGATCCATTCTTGGACATTAACTGTTTCACGCTTTACAATGTCACATGCCCAAACTTGGTACTCTTCTAATACAGCAGTCACAAACTCTTCGGCGGATTCTTTCATTCTGTCTGTGGTTTCTGTGTAACTGCCGTCTGGGTCTCCGTAATTCTCATCTAATCCCTCTATGAATCGCTCCAAGATTCCAGCAGCTTCTTTTTTTATATTGGGTTCAGTGTGAGCAAAACCACAAACCTCTATGGTCTCAGGTAGATCAATATCATCATCCATACCATCTAACATAGACTCTATTGCATCGTCCATTTCGGTATGTGTCAAACGTTCATCGTCCGCCTTACCCCATAATACTATTTTTCGTTCCATTATTTCGTTCCTTTCAAACACCGGCAGGGCGGGCAGGATTTGTCTTACGTACCGATCCAATGTATCTATTAGTATCTGGATTTCACCCATTAGGCATTCCAAATCTTCTTTTGTTTGCTCGTGGCTTACCGATTCATCAGAAAATAATCGCGTAGCAGCATCAACAGCTTCATCAAATAATTGTCCATGGTCAGTCATGTTCGTTCCTTTCAAACTACGCTACAACCAGCTTTTCACCTTTTGAGTAGCCTTACACGGTTATTTTTGGAAACAGAAGCAGGACAACACCAAAAACTATTCCAGCCTCCACTACAATCCATGCCAAGAGAAACCAAGTGTGGGCCATATCTCTGAACAATTCCGCCCGCGTAATTCCCAATCGTCCAGGAAACTATAACGGCAACATCTCCGTCTTCCATATCACCAACCCAGATACTTTTCGATTTTTCTTTTTTCTCTAATTCAATCATTGTTTTGCTCCTAATCTTTAATAAATTTGTCCCATTCACACAATACCTATTATACCACATTTTTTGGAAAGTCAAGACAATTATTCTGGTTTGATTAAAATTTTATCTTTTCCTTCTTTTACTTTTAACACCACGCCCAAGCCGCCTTAGAACTCGGAAAAATTTGACCATAATGTGAGCCGTGATATATCTTATTGTTAATCTTTCGAAACACCTGTAACTTGGCGCCTTTAATGTCCCCACCAGTAGTTACACTAACAACCCAACCTTTTTGACAGACAGTTTCCATTTTAACCTCCAACCTAATTGATTCCTTATACTTAAATTATAAAATACTTTGGAAGGAATACAAGAACCAAATTAAATTATTTTATCGCCGGGGACCATTTGTAGATTTTTCTAGGAAATCTTAACCTTTTTACATAGGATCACCGCTTTAAAATACTTGCTTGATAAATACCCGATCTGTGTACCACAATTAAAAATTCTCTTGTTTTAGGACGGGTGTATTCATCAATAGTTAAATCCACCTTATTTTCAATCATTGCTTGCAAAGCTAATTTAGCCAAGTGTTCATAAGCTTTATTTACATCATCAACTGTAACATTATTTGTTTCAGACTTCTGGAACATCTTTTTCCCTTTCTATTCCAAGGTTTATTTACCATTTCCTGAATTTTTGGTCTAGTACAACATTCCAACCAGTAAACAAATCGTAATTAATGTCTTCTTCATCCTACCCCAATTAAATTTTAGAAATAAACACACTTAAATAAACAATGTCTGCTACAAATGCAGACAGTATTACCACCACCAAACATATACTCAAAAATGTAGTTAATGCCTTCATTTCTTACCTCACATTCTGATAAAAGTTATGAGGATAATTCATGGTAAGTAAACAACCTAACTGTGCCGGCCAATCCTCATGTAAAACTGGACTACAGCATTTTCCAATTGTACTGTCCACGATTTTATCACTTTTGCTGATTGTACAACAACCACTTCCTGACAGTGCTATTATGGTCAACACCACGACTATCAACAGCACTGTTAACTTATTTGTAATTGATAACTTTTCCAAATTCATCTTGTTTCTCCTCTAACTAAAGTAACATTTCTTTCTGCCCCATAGTTATATTATAATGTATTTTGAAAGAAATACAAATAAAATAAAAATTTTCTTAAACTAAATAAATAAACACAGTTAGAGAGGTACTGTTGGTATAATTATAACATAGGGTTGTAAAGATGGTTGATTAGAAAAAGGAATACCCACGACCACTTTTACTTATAAATGAATAATTCTGAACTAGGTTGAAAATGAAAGTATAATAAAGGTATGGAAGACATAATACAATTTTGCCATGAATATGAATTTTTGAGTAACTTCTATCCCTCTGAATTTACTTGGGAGAATAATCAGTGGCCCACAGTTGAACATGCTTTCCAGGCAGCAAAAACTTTGGACCCTCAAGCTCAAAAAGAAATCAGAGAAGTTGTGATGCCGGGTGATGCAAAAAGACTTGGAAGAACTGTTAAACTCCGGGATGACTGGGAGGAGATAAAGATTTCAATAATGACTGAACTTGTTTTGGAGAAGTTTGATCAAAATCCTTTATTAATGGATAAGTTATTGGATACTCAAAATGCAAAGCTCATAGAAGGAAACTGTTGGCATGATAACATCTGGGGAGATTGCTTTTGTAATAAATGTTCCCGGCGAATAGGTCAGAACTGGTTAGGTACCATTTTAATGGAAGTTAGAAACATAACAAGAGAACAGAATTTAAGAGAAGCAGTACGGGTGTATATTGAAGCCAAAGTAAAATTGACACTTTGTATGCAGGAACATTTTCGCCAAGTTTGCCATCCATGTAGGGAGTACGCAAGGTGTTTAGTATATGCTGGATATGTTGAGACTTGGATGAACTTGCAGAAAGCGTATAAGATAGAGGATGTGGTGGAGAAGGAGTAGTAATGACTAACAACAAAAATGAAAACAAGGTAACTTTCTTGGTATTGAGAGATATTTTTCTACAAGATCCCGACCTCAAAAAATTCAAAGGATATACCGCTAGAGTTCTGTGGGCATTGATTGATTTTTATGATAAATTAAAAGGCAAACCCGGATGTTGGGCATCCAATCAAACCCTGCGTACCTTTCTTGGTGTATCTGAAGAAACACTTCGTGCAAATCTAAGAGTACTGGAAAAGTTGGGAAAAATATACAAAGAGGGTGAAGGAAACAACAGAGTATATTATTCCAATTTTGATTTGAATACAGAGAAACCTAAATTAAATGGTTTAGATACAGAGGAACTCGGTACAGAGGAACTAGCATCTGGTACAGAGGAACTAGCATCTGGTACAGAGGAACTAGCATCTGGTACAGAGGAACTAGCATCTGGTACAGATAATCCGGGGTTATATAATAATAAAAGAAAAGAATATAATATAAAAGAAAAAGAAAAAGATATTCTTTCCTCTGATAAGACATCAGAGGTTACTTCTTCTAAAATAAAAATTCTAGGAGAAGAATCTGAACCATACTTAATAGCCAGCTATTTACGAGCGCTTGTTTTGAAAAAATATCCAAAGTATGATTTTACAAGATGTCAAAATAAAATTTACTTAAAGAATAAACTTCAAAAATGTGCTCGATCAATTGATCTTATGATTAGAATTGACAAAAGACCTCCCGCTGAAATTATTGAAGTTATTGAGTGGGCTCAAAATGATGAGTTCTGGTGTAAAAATATTTTATCCGCTGACAAGTTAAGAATTCAGTATGATAGATTGCTCATTGCCATGCTTCCAAAAAATGGTTCGAAAGAAAAGCAAATAGTGTTAATTCATGATCCAAGACCAGATATTACAGAAAAAATTGAAGGTCAATATCGGCGTTTTATGGGAGGTAACTATGTAGCTTCAACTGCAGATCGAAACAATTTTATTGAAACCACTAAAATCATGCTTGAGAAACTCGGGCCCAAGCCCCCGGCAGATCACGTAGACGCCCTGTTGGATGATATTGTTCTAACTTTACGAGAGGTGTACTCAAATAAAGGCGGTGTGGTTTATCCTAAAATGTTTTGCTCTGACCATACCTGGAATAAATTGCTGCCTCAAATTCTTACAAATATGGGATGTCCCATGCAGATGGCGTATGCTTATGATTCACAATCCCTTAAGGAGTTTGATGGTGTAGTAGCTGAGGAAGAACAGCTAACAAAAGATATTAAAAGAAATATGGGGAGGCAGAATCCAGAGTCACCTAAATCTGTTGGCGATGATGACTGCCCGGAACTTGATTATATAAACAATGTTGAATGAGGATAATCATGTCTTATGCTGAAGTATTAAAAGATCCACGTTGGCAAAAGAAATGACTTAAAATACTTGAACGGGATAACTGGGAATGCACTTCCTGTGGTAATGGTACTAAAACACTACATGTGCACCACAGGGTGTATGATGTAGATGGTACTCCTTGGGATATCCCAGATGAGCTGCCTGTAACTTTGTGTGAAACTTGCCATACAGAGGAGTACGAGCAAGGTAAGATTCAAGCGGCCAGGTTACTAAAACTTTGTAAATCCTGTCTTTTGTCACATGAGATGCACGAGTTATCTCAGGTGCTCAGTCAATACGGTTTAAGTTCAGATTCTAAAATTTTGGTAACGTGAGATGGTTATTTAATAATATGAATGAAATTCTTCATGATGAGTCTGTTTTTGAGGAACTTAGGAGGAGTTTACACGCTACTCAAGTACTAAGACATAGTTGTCGTAGAAAGATTTAATTTGTATTTCTTTCAAAGTATTATATACTTTAAATATAAGGAATATCAATTATATTTATTGGAGATGAAATGAAAATATTAATGAAAAAAGTATTGGCGGTTCTGGGTGTTATCCTACTAGTAGTAGGATCACCGTGTGTGCCGGATAAACCTATAGATGTTTCTAATTGGGACGATGCCGGAACAGTCGTGTCAGTAAAGTGTATCAACGGCAACTGGTCTACAGAATTCAAACAGAATTAATAACTACACGTGGTGTATACTTATTTTTTGGGTATTTATCTTGTGACTTTGGCACAAAAGTTTTACGCAGTCCCAGTGCACACTATGTAGCTATAAATACGAATGGCAATAACTGGTTAATTAAAGAGTTACTTTGAGAGAATTAAATACAAGATAGTAACTAATAGTGTTTAAGAGGTATTTATGAAAAAGAAACAGAGTAACCAATTCGGTTGGGTTCTGAAAACGAAGGTCGAGCCAAAGGAGCTTGGGGATGATCAGTGTCGGTTAATAGGGCATGCCAGAGTTTTTACCACTCGTAAAGAAGCTCGAAAATTGAAAAGAGATGACGAGTTAGTTTGTAAAGTTGAGTTATCTAAAAACGGCAAAGCAAAGAAAATAATTGGGAGGGGTTAAAATGAGAAAACACAGTTGGATAATAACATTTGATAAGAAATCCAAAGGTATCACAACTAGAGCGGGGCAAGAACTTTTGTCTACAGTTCCGAACGGGTACGTAAGGTGATCATAGAGGTGGAAATAGTTCCAGGGAGATAAAATGGGTAGAAAAGTAAGTGAGTTACGAGATGAGTGCACTTCGAGGGGAATTGTACTGCCAGAAGGTAAGATCGGTAGTAGTGTGATGATAAAGTTGTTGGCCAATTACTCCATTGAGCAACGAGGTGGTTGGGAAAGTTTGTCCTGGGGAGTGCAGCAGAGGTTGAAGTTAGACGATCTCATGCTTTGTGCTTCATACAAACACATGAAACCCGAAGAGCAGCGGGAGTGTATGGAGTCAGATGACTGGATTGCTGAGCGGAAGTTAAATGGTTGTAGAATGCTTATTACTTATCATCCGGATGAGGGGTTTGGATTCTTCTCCCGGAACATATCGGTAACAGATTTTCTACCGATAGATTATACTGATAAGATTTTGGTGCCACAGGATAAATGTGATGGTGATTTACATTCTGCCCGTTCTTTTATTGGGGCATTTGATAAATCCTTTATCCTCGACGCAGAGGCTCTGTGTGACAAAGCAGATATTGATACCACCCTATACCTTAAAACGGGAGGAACAACGACAGGCTCGAAGCTGAACGCGGTAATAACTATCCTGGCCATAGGAACCGAGATAAGTCACAGGATTCAGAGGGAACAGGCACCACTTCGCTTAACAGTCTTTGATGCCATATATGATAAGGCTACTCTGGTTGATAATTCTTTGCGAGAAAGGTTGATTGTAAGAGCGCAACTTATCCAGATGTTACACACTGCAGGCGTCGGAATTGATGTTGTAGATTCAGCCCCGGATTCCAATCAGGAGTTTTATGATCAAATGCTTGCTGAAGGTGATGAGGGAGTTGTTCTTAAACATTTGGATTCGGCGTATATTCGAACATCCAAACGCTCAAAGATAGGTTTTGTGAAACGTAAACGTTCAATGGAAGAAGCTGGCGGAGCAGATATTGACGCCTATATTACGGGATTTTTTGCTTCAAGTCCTAAAAGAGCCTGGGCTCATTTGATAGGCGGTCTTGAGATGTCTGTTTTATTGGTGGATAAGGATGGAAATGAGCGGGAGACAGTCATTGCTCGAGTGGCCGCGATGAAATTAAAATTGCGGGAAGAAATGACCATATACGATGCTGAAGGAAAGCCAATGTTGAATCCAGATTTTTTGAGAAGGGTTTTGGTTGTAAACGGTCAGGACTGCTCTCCGAAGTCAAAAAGATTTATGCACGCTACTGTCGATTGGGACCGGGGCTTTCGGAAGGATAAAACTCCATATGCCTGTCGTATGGAAGAAGAGTTTTTACTTTCACAAATTTTATAGGAGATACTTATGATGACTCTAACGTGGAAAGAATTTAAAGAGAAAATGGAAGCACAGGGTGTAACTGACGATATGGAGATTGATTACATAGATTTTGGTTGTACATGCCTGGGTGATGGCCCGGATGCATATATTGATATAACGTATAATGAGGTTAGTATACACTGAAAGGTATTACTATGGATGACAAGAAAAAAGCTGAGTTAAGAGAAGTTGCTGACGAATTCGATCTTTTGAGGCAATTGATTAGGGCAAGATTGTATGATCCTGGTCAACCTCAGATGGTTTGTAGTCCTGGCGATGTTTGTGAAAGGAATTGTACTGCTGAGTTAATCGCGGGTCGGATTATTGCGGCAAGGCAAACCCACAAGCAAATAAATATTAGTATTGGGCAGCATAATGATTATCCGGGGCAATCACAATAAGCCAAAGTACAACATTAAGTATGTACCAAAGTCGAAAGACTTGAAAGTGGCGGTACTTTCACACTTCCGTTTTGGTCGACAATGTATTTGTATTGACGAATTCAACGGAGCAGACGTTATCGTGGATACAGGTACAGAAATTATCGAAGTAGAGATTAAGGTTACAAAGAGTGATTTAGTTGGGGGTGAAAAATTTAAAGCACTCAAGCATAAATTATATGCTTTGGGTCGGGCGTATGCACGCTGCCATCCTAATAGGTATTTATTTTGTGTTCCGACGCATCTGCTTGAGGACGCATTAGATTGGGCTGAAGAGTTGAATCTAAAATATGGGGTTATGAGTTTTGATACATCAGGTTTTGAGCGTCGACTTAATTTTGATAGGTCTTTAAGGGCAGGAGATCTTATTCGTACTGCTCGTAGAGCTAAAAAGTTACACGAAGAATACTCCATGAAGCAGCGGTGGAAGATTGCAAAGAGGGCGACCAGCAAGGTGATTACACTTTTGGAGAAAAATCAAACTAGTCGATTTAAGCAAATAAAAGAAGCATTATAATGAAATGAGAGTACGATGTATTATTTCACAGCAGATGAGCACTACGGGCATGCTGCAATTATTAACCATTGTAGTAGACCATTCGAAAATGTTGAAGAGATGAATGCTGAGATTATTCTTCGGCATAATGAGATTGTTGGTGTAAATGATATTACAGTACATGTAGGAGATTTTTGTTGGGTTCGAAATAAAGAAGGAGCAGCTGAGTATATTAAGCAGTTGAAAGGAAATCATATATTTATTAAAGGTAGTCATGATAAATGGCTGCCTGCTTCTGCAAAATACATGTGGCGTAAAATGATAGAAGGCCAGTTTGTTGTTGCCTGTCATTATGCAATGCGCAAATGGGAAAGAGGCCATCATGGTTCTTGGCAGGTTTATGGTCATTCTCATGGAAGACTTCCTCCAATAGGAAAACAGTATGATGTAGGTGTGGACAACAATAATTTTTATCCTGTTTCATTTAATAGGTTAAAAGAAATAATGAATACCTAGAAAGAGAGAAAGCATGAAATTTCCATGGTATAAGTATTGTGAATTGCCAGTATCAAAAAGAAACACTCTACAGATTTTTATTACCAATCGGTGTAATTTACGTTGTGAGGGTTGTTTTGCAAGAAATGTAATGAAAGACACCCCACCAGATGGTCGTACAGTGGACATATCAATTGGAGAATATCGGAAAGTCATACAGAGGGGTATTTACAAAGGAGTAAAGCAGATAAATATTTTAGGTGGAGAACCCTTTCTACACACTGCTTTGCCAGAATTTTGTAGGTATAATGCTGCACTTGGTTTGAAAACAACCATTTATACTAATGGAAGTTATTTGTATTGGGAGCGGAATCTTCATGGGGCTAAACTCCGAGTTTCTATCTATGGATTGGCTGGGGACAAGGGGATGATAAATTTATCTGAGCAGGCAATTAAATATTCTTTTGATGCCAATTTTATGGTAGGTGCTGGAACAACTGTGAAAGAGGTAGTTGAAGTTGCAGAAACGGTTGAAAAAGATTTCGGATGTAAGGTGTTTTTCATATCTTCAATAAGGGAGTTGGATAAGGGAGATTTCTTTTATGACACGGAACGGACAATGCCTGTTCTGCAATACAAAGAATTGGTTCACAAGTTCCTGTATGAGTATTCGGGACATATGGAGATTCATATTTCTAAGAGAGGGGTTTTTGAAAGCACGCTGGATTTACCCCATTGTCATTGTAAGTTTGCTAATTATTTTATAGGTGGAAAAATCATACAATGTCCCTATGATGTGGTGAATTTGAAATATCAGGATGATTATGAGTTTGGCGTTCGGGATTGTCAGCAGAATTCAACGTGTTTAATGTCAAAGATTGTGGTTACCCGGAGGTTTGATACCGTATAAAATAAATTTAATTTTGTTTGTATTTCTCCAAAGTACCTTATAATTTAAGTATAAGGAACCAATAAATAAATAAGGAGGATAGCAATGTTAGAAGAACCTAAAAGAGAGTGGGGTCCAGAGGATGAACAAGCAGCAGCGGAAGGAACTTCAATTGCGAAGGGGAACGCTCGGAGGGTGAGAATAACTAATAAGAAACCGAAGGCCAGGAATTTGGATACCCGAGCTTTGGAAGATGCATTTGATGAACACTATGGCGCTACAGGTTACATAGCTAAAAAGGGGGAAGAAGAAAATGAAGGCATTTGATGAAGATATAAAAGATGACGTGGTTAAGAATTTGGATGACTTGGCAAAAGTTAGAGGAATAATTGAATCTTTTCAACAGGAACAAAAGGACCTTGTGGATCAAGCATTTCTTAACTGTCCCGATTTGAGGGCTCGCCAGGAGGAAATTAATAAGAGTCTTGGAGTGCTGGAAGAGAATAGCAAGGAGTTTACTAAGGTTCTTACTGAAGCAGTTCTTAAGTGTGAAGAGTCAGTTAAGGGGGAAAAGTTGCAGGCTGTTTTTAGCCAGGGAAAGACAACCTGGGATACCTCTGGACTTAATGGTTATGCTTTGGTTCATAAAGAGCTTCTTAAGCTCAGGAAGACAGGAAAGCCATCCGTGAGCATTCGAGAGATAAAATCATAACTTGTTTGGAGATGTCGATCATGTTTGAGGGGAACCCAGATAATAGTAGCTTTAGTAAAGGGCAAAGTCAAGCGGGTGCTAAGGTATCCCCTATTAGGGATTCCGAGGTAATGGCAATTCTTACAGGAATTGGAGTGGATAGCCCTATCATTTTTAGTTTGATATGGGGGTATGAAATGGGCGCCACAAAAAATCAATTGTTTCCAGTGGCACTTAAGGAAACTGTACAGAGTATCCAAGAGCATGTAGAGAAAAGGGATACAGCTTATGATGCGGCGGAGGTGAAGCTTCACGGTATTATTATAGATCTTTTACAAGTTGTGTACGAAAAACAGGTAAATAATATTGTTGATATTTCTTTAAAGGGTGGGAGATAATATGAAAGTTTATCTTGTGGAAGTTGAGCTTGTTAAAGGTGGAAAACTTGAACCCATAGCCGTCAAAATTAATTTTGAGCTGGCTTATGGTCTTGTAGGGGGTAGAGTAGCCATTGTAACTGAAATATATTTGGATGAAGAATACCCTGATGGGATTGGGGGTTGTCAGCACTGGCACTTTGGAGAAGAGGAAGTAGTAGAAGGGTAGCCGTGAAAATATATTTGAAATTATGATTGGAGATTAGTTATGTTTTCAGTAAGACAAAAGAGAGAAATAGCAGATAAGATTCAGAAGATACTTAGAGAAACAAATCATTCTGAGTTGCCTGTGGGTGAGATACAATTTCAAATACATGTAGACGGCGTCGATGATGGGTCCTGGGCGGACATTGAAAATAATGGAGCAGTGGTGAGCCCAGCAGTGAATTTATATAATGAAAGACAGGATTTGGTTAGTGACTAAAGATTGAATTATGCCAACATACGACTATAAATGTAAAAATTGTGGCCACATCCTGGAGCTTTTTCAATCTATAATTGAGAAGCCCATACGTAGATGTCCTAGTTGTAAGCGTTTGAAGTTACATAGATTGATAGGTGCTGGTGGTGGGATCCTATTCCGAGGGTCAGGCTTCTACCAAACGGATCACAGGAGTAAAGCCTATAAGCAGGCAGCAGAGGAGCACAAAACTAAAAAGAAAATAAAGGGCGTTGGAGAGGAATAAAATGGAAGAAACTAATGTTGAAAATGCTGAGGAAATTCAGAGTATTGAAACTCATTTTGAAATGTTACTGGATCCAGAAGAGCAGGAGCGTATTGGGGCCAGTATAGTTGGTCCAGGAGGTCAGGTACGGGATATAAGTTTTCGGGTATTTCGTCTTTTGACTGGGTACCTCAAGTTAAAAACAAGACTTCAAAAGTATGGAGCCCGGAAGAATCAAATTAAGATAACCGTGACTTTTGATGTGGGTGATGTGGCAGATAAGGAATTACTTTTGGAATCTGTAGAAGCCGCTTGTGGGGATATGTTGTATCACAAGGATTTGGAAGATCAGCGTTCAAATTGGGGTGATATGGTTCGATTCAATAATGTTTGTATAAATACAGATGAAGACAGATGAAGAAGAAAGTTAACTTAACCTCGGAAGAGACTGAAAAACTCAAACCTATATTGGGTAAATTGGGTCTTGAAATTACAGTTATGTATGAAACTGCGTGTAATCTATGTGGTAAGAAGTTTCGATCAAAAGATGAGAAACAAGTTAGTAAGAGACTTGAAAAACACGTAGATGAAAAATGTAACGCTGCAAAATGGTTGAGGGGAACTGCTGAGATTTTGAAACTATTGGGTCTTAAGAAGGTTGTGTATGGTGACTTAGTTTATATTCAAGATGGAAAGTTCCCCATAGGGTATAGTCATATGGGACTCGAGGAGTTAGGTATATTAGATAGGGCCCGTGATTTAATTAATTTTAGAGAAGGAACTTCAAATGAGTAGTCACAAAGTGATCTCCCAGCACATTCAAGATTGCTTCACATACCTCGCTATCACAGACGTCACTTTTCTTAGGATGGCCAGAACAGCAATCAAGTCCAGTTATTTTAGTTCCCGGGTGACTGAGGATATCATAAATCTTTGTTATTCTTTTTACGATCTGTGTCAGGAAGCGCCAAAGGACCATTTACACGATGAGCTTGTTAGATTTACCAATAAGTTTGACGAGGATAAAAAGCAGCTTTACCATAAGTATGTGACACGCATCCAGCAGATGGATCCTCCAAATCAAAAGTATGTCATTTCTAGTTTTAGTAAATTTGTACAAGCTCGGGAGTTGGAGGAGTATTTGATAGATGCCGCTCCATTGGTTGAGAGGGGGGAGTTTGATTCAGCCAGGGAGTTACTTCAAAGAGCACTTAGATCTGGAATGGCTCAGGAGGAAGATGGTATAGAGTACCCGGGCAATTGGCCACCATCATACCAGAATAACGTTGGATTTAGAGAAGTAATATGTCCAACAGGAATTGCAATTATAGATAAAGGAATTGGTGGTATAAAGAGAGCAGGCTTGACTTGTATTTTTGCCGGGTATAAGGTTGGTAAAACTTGGGGTTGTATTCAACTGGCAAAAGAAGCTCTTATGGCTGGAAAAAAGGTATTGGAAGTTTCTCATGAAGCCTCCGCGGAAGAAGTTGAAATGAGACATGATATGACGTTCGGAAGTTTAGTTGATGCCGAAGGTCCAAGAGAGGTGGAGTTTGTTGAGTACGATCACGAAGGAACTAAGATCGCTTCTCATATGGAACTTAGAGAGAGTGTTTTCAGTAGTGCCGCAGTAAAAGCTGTTCGTGATAAAGTTCGAAGATTTGGTGGAAAAGCTATTATCAAAAAGTATCCTATGGGTACCTGTTCCGTTGGAGAAATTGAGAGATATCTGGATTACCTTGAAACATTTAAACATTTTATTCCAGATATGCTTATTAGTGATTATGTAGAAAAGATGAGGATGCCCAAGGCTGGAGAAGGTAGGGATTCAATAAATGAGACATATATCAATTTAAAGAGAATAGGGGATGAGCGGGATATTGCCGTTGTTACCGCCAGTCAGATAAAGACAAAGTACTTGGAGAGCAGTGATATCAGTGAAGCGGGTGCACCTGCCGAGGATGCCAGAAAATTGGGCAACATTGATTTAGGTTTGTTTTTTGGTATGAGCAGGATACAGGCGACAAGGAATCTTATGCAGGCATATGTTCTTGTTAACAGATCGGGGCCACAAAAGTTCGGGTGTGTAGTAAGCAGAAACTTGATGGTGGGACAACTTGCCCTGTCATGTTGGCCAATTAAATTTACTGAGGAGAATAGTAATGGGTCGGGCGGTAAAAAGAGTAATGGATAGGTTAGGTACAGCTATGACCAATGCTGTACAATGCCCCTAAATTTGTTAATTTTTCTTCATGATTGTGCAAAAATGGAAGAGGGTGATGATACCAAAAATCAATCCGAGTAATTTTACATGGCAACTGTGGCGAGGTGGTACCCTATTGGATCTAGGTGTGGGAGTGAATGTAAAAGAATTTATTTTGGCTAAGAAGGTTGTATTAAAGAAATATGCAATTGGATATTGTAATGCGCGTTCGTTATTATGTAGGCCTAAGAATAATTCGTACGCAGTGATGTTCCAAAAAGGAAGTTTGCAGTTTTGGACACATTTAATGCCGGAAGAGTTTAAGCAAATTTTTGAGGTGTAGAATGATTACCTTAACAAAAGACAAAATTATACATACTAATGGTTGGGGCGAGCACAGTGATAAGTTTGTCCGAGAAGAAGTAAGTTCCTTCTGGGGTTATCTTGAAGATGCTGTGCAATTCAGTGATGATTTTACTTTGGGTGATCTTTTTCGGCATTTACAAAAGTTAGGAGAGCCTTTTGTGTCTTTGATATTTGGTTCTGCTCTTGGACATCTTCCTTTTCAACTTTTTATTGATGACATGAAAACACCTGCAGAAGATGAAGGGGATAAGTTAACCTACTTAGAAGTTCGAAGGTATGGTGAACGGTGGGAACACTCTGGCGAGATTGATTTACACATTGGTTTCAGTGGAGTGGGTGAATCAAAGGATTTTAATTATGCAATTGAGTTTACTTCTTTATATCTATTAAAAGATCTCCCTCTTCGATTGAATAAGGAGTTTGAAATTAGTGAGATGAGATTTCCTTCAAGGATACTTAGGGCTTATCTGAAATTTCGAGATTGGATTCATCTGCCTGTGTCTGGGTGGAACACGGCATTTAGTTATGTTTATGTTAAAGGGCCGTGTTGTTTTTCGGTGTATGAGGTGATTGTGACAATTCTTTCTGAGCTTAGTTTTGTGGGGGAACCAGAAATGAGAGACAGGGAGTTGGATGAAGTTATAACATTTGTAAATGAAATAAAACAGGAGTTATCTGATGGCAGATGAAGATAATCAACGGGCTGAGATTTTACAGAAACAACTTGATTTTGAGTGTAAAAATTTGGGGAAAAGTCTTGATGTATTACAGGAATCTATAGATCTTTTACGCGTGCGTGTTAAGTATCAAACGTTTGATTTAGAAGCCACAAAAAGAGAGAAAAAGATGTTGGAAAATATAATTGAGGATATGTTGGAGAGGGAAGCAGATGAATTTAATTGAGAATACCATGTTACTTGTCAATCAGGTTATGGATAATGCAAAATCTGTAGTTATTAATGAGAGAGCCACTGCAGATGTGGCAATAGATATTATACAATGCCGGTCATCTGGAAGTGGTCCTCAGTTTAACGCCGGAGGATATCCAAAAAGTATTGATTCTATTGATCCAAAGGCACTTAACAAATTGCTTTTGTATGAGATTATTGCTAATTCAGTAAACTACTGTTATTGGTATGGTTCTCACCTTATTCGTCCCAATGGTTCTGATTGTACAAAGATGTATAAACTCCTGGATGAGAGTTTTATTGTGATGAATAAATTAAGAGAGATGGCAGTGTACGATCCACAACATGAAGTGAGGATAATCATTGATACTTTTATTGATAAATTGAGTATGGCACGTTTTCCTCTTTTGGATCATAGGATACGTCATCTTAAGGAAGTGCGGGCTCGAGAAGATCTTCTTTATGTAATTGATAAATGCGTGACAACTAATGATTTTTCTGTGGATGGCTGGTTGGAGTACTTGGTTAGGGCTTTCCCTGGGTATGGAAAAGACTTATTTTTGAAACGAGCCTTTTTGTTTATTATGGAGATGTATCGAAGGTGTAGATTGTTTAAGGAAGAGATAGGAAGAATTCCTGTTCCTGCGGATTATCAAATTCCTAAAATGTTAAGATCATTGGGTTGTTTATCCTATACTCACCCACTACAGCTTTCGGTTGAGGATGGGCGTTTGATACCCGAAGGTAGTAGCATGGAAATTGAGATTCGAGCAGCAACTATTGTGGCCTGCAGTAAGATTGCTAAGATAACTCACTGTAGTTGTGAAGTGGTGGATACCTATTTATTTAGTAAAAGGAATGAGTGTAAAGATCCATTCCATTTAACGGTTACAACAAGTTATTAGGAAATATAACTCGGGAAGAATTTTTAATGGAAAACATTGTTAAAGATCAATTTGATTGGAAGGGTTTATCCGATGAGGAACTCCATTACATCTTTCAAAACGTAAATTTTCCCCTTAAACCTATGAGGCATCAGTATGTTTCTTTGGTTTTTGGTACTAGTAAGGTTAGGGCTTCTTTCTGGCATGACGTGGGCACAGGAAAAACATTGAGTGCCCTATACCTTGCCAAACTTTGGGGTTGTAAAAGGACTTTAGTAATATGCCCCCATTCAGCATTTTCTTCCTGGAGAAGAGATCTTAGGGATAATACCAATTTTTCTCATTCTTTTATTGTAGGAAGTGGAAGAGAAAGGAAGCGTCAGCTTAAAAGCACAAAAGATGTCCATGTTATCACCTACGAGGGTTTGAAAACTCTTTATGCCAAATTGATAAGGGGAGAGGGTTGGGTGATACAGGATGACTCCTTCATTCACGGTTTTGATAACATAATTTTAGATGAGGATCACAGGTGTGGAAATTATGAATCTTTGCAGTCAAGAATTTGTTATGAGTTATCAAGAAGAGCGGAGCACTGCCTCGGAATGACCGGAACACTTACTGATGGATCTTTTTTGGAGCTATTCAATATCTATAGAGTTATTGATATGGGGAAGTCTTTGGGTACAAATTTCTTCGCTTATCGTTTTAAGTATTTTGATAAGGTGGTACATGGACAGAAGTACGGAAGACAGTGGGTTGAATGGGAACTTAAGGAAGGAGCGGAGCAGGAAATACTGAATAGGCTTTCTGATTCGACATTATGTTATGAAAGAGCGGAGTGTTTTGATCTGCCTCCAGTACAGGAAGTTGTTAGATACATTCCTGCTACAAAGGAATTTCTTGATTTTCAAGCGGATGTTGTAAATAATAGACCATTGAAGATTCCAAAATTCGGCGGTGTAGTTACAAAAAAGATTAAAGCAGTAGCTCATGTGTTACGGGAACTGCCAAGCGGATTTTTCTACCATGGAGACGATAAGTTTGTTTACCGGTTGAAGAAGAATCCGAAGCTTGAAGCACTTATTGATATAATTGAAGATACAAGTTCTAAGGTGGTTGTTTGCTATTGGTACCGTGAGGAGCGGGTTATTTTGGAGGAGGGTCTTCGTAAGGCTAAGATTTCTTTTTGCTCAGCGGCAGGTGGTATGGAGTCAGATGATTTTGATGCGGAGATTGAGCGGTTTTCAAAGGATAGGAGTGTTCGAGTGCTCCTTGCTCAAACTACTGTTGCTTCTGAGGGATTTGATGCTTTTGTGGCGACCGTGATTGTGTTCTTTTCTCCTGTGGGTTCTCCAAAAAGGAGGAAACAGTGCGTAGGGCGAATACAAAGGAAGGGTCAGGAGAAAATGTGCCTGGTCATAGATCTTGTTTTGGAAGGTTCTTTTGAAGAAAAAATTATTCAGAATCGGGGGCCAAGATTTAGTCTTGTGAAATCAGCCATGGACTACGTCAGAGATTTTCACAAGGGATCCAATGAGGTTGAGGTATAATTATCTAGGAGGCTGTAATTATGAATAATGAACAAGAACAAGAATTTGGTGAGATGTTATCTTCAGAGCAGATTGATTTAGAAATTAGTAAAGTGGCAGCTTTCTTTAAGCGGATTCCAGATGAATTGAAAGCTGTTGCTTCTATACATCTCATTCTTGAGATAGTAAATCAGGGTAGTAGAGATTATTTTCAGGCACTTGGTCTTTTTGATGAGGCGAAGACCAGTTTTCGTGAGATGGCTTTATCAATTGGAGAAGGGAATGATGAGGATGATTTATTGAGTAAGGCATTTGAGAATTCCCAACAATTCCGGTGTACGTGTGAGTTGAAGTACGACCAAGACCGTGCTATTACTCCAGGAGAAATTTGTACTATTGGATTCATGGGAAAGGATGATCGTTACAGCGGGGGTGAAAGATATGAAGTTTTTCAAGAAGATGGACAGCATTTTAGTATTTGTCAGGAAAGTCTTGAAGAACATTTTGAAGAAGCAGATGATATAAATTAAGAAAGGGAATAGTATGAAGTTTGATAAAAATAAAATGGTTATAGGTATTACAGCATTTTTAGAAGGTTTAGGTCTTGATCTTAAAGATCAGCACCTTATTCGCACACCAACTCGAGTAGTGGAAGCCTGGGTAGAAACTTTTGCTTCAGGATATCTGTATACTGATGCAGATATTGAGAAGATGCTGTCAGTTGAATTTAAGGATAGTTATGATGAGATGATAGTGGTAAAGGATATTCCTTTTACTTCTCATTGTTCACATCATCTTGTTCCTTTTATAGGCACAGCTAAGATAGGTTATGTACCAAATGGCAGAATTGTGGGATTGTCAAAACTTGCTCGAGTTTTGGATGTTTTTGCTCACAGACTCCAAGTTCAGGAACAACTGGCGGAGCAGGTTGCTGAGTCGATCAATAAATATTTGGCCCCTAAAGGGGTGGGAGTGGTGTTGCAGGCAAGTCACATGTGTATGACAAGTAGAGGAGTTAAGAAGCCTGGCAGTCAGATGGTTACAAGTTGTTTGCTTGGTGAGATGCGGACTGATAGATCAATGAGAGAAGAATTTTTGAATTTTTAATTTGTATTTCTTCTTAAGTATATTATAATTTAAGTATAAGGAATACTATTTAGGAGAAATGAAATGTCAGAATTAAGTAAGAAAGAGTTAGAGCAGATGGCCGCGATCGGTTCAGTGCTCATAGCAAAGTTATCCAAGGAGGAGTTGTGCACATTATCATTAGTGCATGATTGTGGGACATTGGATACTATTATGGATAAGGAAGTGAATCCACAGGTTGTTAAGGATTTTCCGGAGTTGTTTGTTATGCCTGAAGACTACCCCGACATACAGGAAGTTAGTAAAGAGGAGTATGAGGATATGATGGATGACTCTACGGGTAGGCTTCTGGAAAAAGAAGAGGGTTTCGAGTAGGATACTTACGGATCGGAATTGTAGGAGAATAGGATGTACGAAAATATTAGTTTGGCTGACGTAATTCTCATTCTTATTGATTCGGATACCGATGTTGGTGTCATCCATTACCATGCCATGCTGATATTATTGCTGATTATCTTAATAGTTTAGGAACACAGTGATGGCACAAATAAATGAGAAGCAAAAGTCATGGGGCCATAACATAGGAGGAGCTAAACTTACGTTTTGACTATGCTAAGGGCAAGATAAATTTAAGGCAATTCAACAGGAGATACAAACAGTTAATGAAACAAGGGAAAAATAATACGAGACGGAAAGGCGGTGAAAGAATGATACTATTTCAAATTGTTCGTAAAAAAATGGGACTTAACTTGTTCGGTTTGCTGTGGTTTAGGCATATTCGGCTATATAGCTCTGCCGTTTGAAATTGGTTGGTGGTTCAGCACAGACTCAAAGAATAACAAATGTAGAGAAATTAGTTTCAGTTTTTTTAATGTTTTACATATTACATTCAATACTGGAAATGGCATAAGTAAATAGGAAAACCACGTATTTCTCCAATAAGAAAGTGGTTGAAAGTAAGAAATAAATTTAATCAAGTTTAATGAAAGGAAAAAACAATGGAAGAAATAACTAAAGGTAAGGTATTTGAAATGAAAGTAAAAATTAATGATGAAGCTTGTGATGTAAAGGTAACAAAGGATTGTGCTAATACAAAATCTGAGAAAGTGGCTTTTAGCATATTAATTAATGACTGGTATGTGTTGGCAATCCTCAAAAACGGTAAAGTGGCCAGATGTAAGGGCATTGGTCGCGGTTCATCTTTACAATTAGATGAAAAAAGAAGAATAAAAATAGCACAAGGAGAGTACTAATGAAACTATACTTAGACGACATAAGAAAAGCTCCGGAAGGTTGGGTGCCAGTACGTACCTTCGGAGATGCTATTCAATTGCTTGAGCAGCAGGTGGTGGAGGAGATGAGTTTTGACCATGATCTGGGTGATATTTTCACTGGACTTGATGTGGTTAACTGGATAGAGAGAAAAGTATTTGAGGAGGGATATAACCCACCAAAGATGTGGATTCATACTGGGAACCCTGTGGGTCGAAAGAATATGCTCCTCGCAATAGAGAGCATTGAACGTTTCATAAAGGAAGGACCGGTTCAAAAAATTGATGACAAATGTTAGATAAAAGCAAGATTTATGCGGGCTACTCAGGGTCAGGTGTACCATATAAAGGTCAGACACCACAACCAAGATTTAAGCGGGTCAGAATTCTATTCGAGGATGGCATCAGTTTTTATGCGGCGTACTTGATAGATACGGATAAGGATAGTAGAGGTTATGGGAGGAGGTACTCAGTTAAGAAGCACTGTTTCTTTTTGAAAGAGATAGCTCCAGAGCCGGACAAAATACACATATCTCATAGTACCTGTCCTATTTGCCTAGGTGCCATGATATTTACTGCCTGTGTTAAAGAGATACCCCAGGAACCAAAGGTTCCATCCCACAATATTTGTCCTTTTTGTGCCGTGGTCACACCTGTTGTTATTTGTATGCACAGACCTACAGACACCGAACTTTTTCAATTGATTATGGGGTCGAATTTGGTTATTCAAGATGGTAAAATTCGGAAGAACAGGTTTGGTCCTACTGGGGTACCGGCTGGAGTTATAGCTTATGATAATGCAGATCTTATAATAGAGGGCGGGCAGGTGGTGCGGAATCGAGTTACTAGAAGATAGTGGGTACTGAAGGGCCCCATCGTCTAGCGGATAGGATATTAGGCCTTCAACCTGAAGACAGGGGTTCGATTCCCCTTGGGGCTATAAAGGACATGCCGATATTGGGCTAATGGCGGGTCAATACCGTCCGATTCAGGGTTGCCATCATGCAACTGATGCCTGGATTGTAGCAGTCCTTTTTGTTTATTTGTATTTGTATTTCTCCCAAAGTATATTATAATTTAAGTATAAGGGATAGTTTATTGGGAGGTGATATAATGAAAAGAAAAAATTCCAGGATTAAAAAATCGCGGCATCTTCATTCCGTAGATTGTGGGACACTTTTCCATAAGAGAGAGGAAAGAGACATTTGGATTAAGGACCATTTTTTGCGGGTATCTTTTCCAGATTGTGTAGAACGTCAGACCTATATCAGGTCTTTGATTAAGGGGTTTGATGAAGAACCAGTTATTCCAGAAGGTCAATTTACAAGATAGGAGATTAGAATGAAATTTGATAGAAAAGTACTGTAGTATATTGCTTATGGTGATTGTCCTGATGGTTTTGAGAAGATGGAAGATAGTATTGTAGAGAATGATCATTGGGCCATACTCCATTCAATGGTGTTTAAGTTTGAGGGTAAGTTTTATCAGTCAAGTTACCGTGTGGGAGCTACTGAAATGCAGGATGAATCTCCTTATGAATATGATGGAGACCAGGAGGGTATGGTGGAATGTTTTGAAGTAGTTCAAAAGGAAGTTGTAACTAAAGTGTGGGTTGCGGCTGGAGAAATAAAATGAAAGAATTTGTGATACGTGTATTCATGATTGTGACCGAGATTTAATGGCTGGAATACCAATTTCTTGTGAATCTTATGATGATGGTATAGTTAGTATTTGGAAATACCTAGCAGATTTTTTCAGAAGATTAATTAGGTGGGCAGAAAAATGAAAACAGCTTATGTAGTCAAAAAAGATGGCAAGTACCTGGTAGATTCTGCTCCTGTTGAGCCAACTTACTCTGAAAATATTGATGACGCTGAACTTTTTGAACAGGAGTTCGATGCGACGGATGTAGTAGAGACTGGAAAGCGTGATTTGGAGATGGTTGGAGAAACTGTAATTGAAGTTAGTATTGAAATAAAGGAGATATAATGCCATACATTAATAAAGTAGGAAGAGAGATAATCAATCCCATGCTCAAGCATGTTAATGTTGAGGATATGGGAGCGGGTGAGCTAAATTATACTATAACAAGTTTATGCCACCGATGGATTGCCCGTAAAGGTCTTAAGTATATCAATCTTGCGATAGTGTTTGGTGTACTTATTACCGCTCTTTTGGAGTTGTATCGAAGGATCGCTGCACCCTATGAGGACAAGAAAATTCGAGATAACGGTGAGGTTTCTGAATTGGAAAAGACATTGAATTCAAAGGAGAGCTCATAATGACAGTAGATGATAGAGATACCAAAGTTTTGTTGGAGAATAAGAAATACAGGCTTCTTCGGATAGATGCACCTCCTGGGAAAGTTCACAGTTTTGATATATGCCATGGAACGTCTCGACTTCATATGAGTAAATAATATACTGACGGAACAACGTCAGATATCAAATAATGTGAGACAAGCTATCACTAATTTCATGGAGAAAAATAATGAAACTGGAAAAGAGTGAAACAAACAACGCCATAATTACAGAGTTGTGTAGTGTTCGAAAGCACCCCAACGCGGATAGATTGAACCTTGCTACAGTTTTAGGTGCTCAAGTTATTGTGGGTCTTGATGCAAAAGATGGTGATTTAGTGATTTACTTCGATTCTAATTTGAAGTTGTCCCCCGAGTATCTCCATTGTAATAATTTGTATTCGAGTAAAGAATTAAATGCTGATCCAACAAAGAGTGGTTATTTTGGAAAGAACGGTCGGGTTAGAGCTCAAAAGTTCCGGGGTGAGATAAGTAACGGTTACGTGGCCGAACTTGGATCTTTGAATATGATACCAGGAGTTGTGGTAAACGGAATTGGTATGTACTGGAGTTCAGGCACTGAGTTTACTTCCATTAATGGGGTGGAGATTTGTAGTAAGTTTGTTGTGCCCACTAAACATACACAGGGGCAACCAAGACCGGTTATATCTGAGATGTTTCACAAGCATTGGGATACCAAACAATTGATGAGAGAGTTGGGTTCTATCCCCGAAGATGCTATTTGTTACATTGAGGAAAAAATTCATGGAACTCACGGCAGAACTGGAAATGTTTTGTGCAAGATTAGTAGACCTTGGTGGAAGTTTTGGGGACCTGTGGAGGAATGGAAAGTTATAAGCGGAACCCGCAGAGTAGACAATATCAGTTACCATATACCAGCCGTGCGGTTGGAAATAGAGAGAAGGATAGCTCCCCATTTACACAAGGGAGAGGAAGTTTATTATGAGATTTATGGTTACGTTGGTGGAAAACAAATTCAAACAGGTTTTCCCTATGATTGTCGCGGAGGTGAGTTTAAGGTAGTTTTGTATAGGGTAACTATCACTTCATTAGATGGGGTTTGCTATGACCTTAGTAGAAAACAAGTATACAGGAGAGCAGAGGAATTGGGGTTGGAGAAGCCGTATCTAATAGAAATCTGTGATCAGGGAGATTACCTAGTTGATTATGTTCAAGGGATTTGTAAAGGTAAATCTCATTTAGATTCGAGTACTTTGTGTGAAGGAGTAGTTGTTTGGTTTGAGGACAGTTATGGAAATTGGGGATGTTTGAAGCATAAGTCTGAAGAATTTTTGTTGTCTCAGGACAAACGTTACGAAAAGGGTGAGGGCGATGTTGAGGACGAACTTTGATTGAGCGACAAAAAATAATTGACATTTACACCAACTGTGATATTGAACATTGGACTGAAGGAAAGAATGTTACAACTAATTGGGTGAATGTCACCTGTCCATTCTGTGATGATCACTCTAACCATTGTGGCGTGAATCCTGCGACTTCAATTTTCTCTTGTTGGTTGTGCGGAGCAAAGGGCGGCTTTATTGATTTGTTGATGAAGCTCACTGGACAGTCTTTCACTGTGTGCAAGGAAATGGTTGAGGACTCGGCAGTCTCTTTTAAGGTACGTCCACTCGATAGGATTACAAATATTTTCCAGGGAGAAATTGCGGTTGAGTCTGATGAAGTTGAGAAGGAAGTTCATTGTGTGTTACCAGAAAGATTTGAACTCATCACCGAGGATACTTGGTCTCCTCTTCTTGATACTTATCAAAAGAGAAGGAATATTTTAAGGAGTACCATAATTGATAGTGGTTGTGGAATCTGCCGTTCTGGAAGGTATATGAATCGTATGGTTATTCCAGTTGTGTGCGGAGGTAAATTAGTAGCTTATCAAGCAGCCGACATGTCAGGTACTTCCAATTTAAAATATCAAAGTTCTCCATTATCAATGGGCAATATAAATGATTACCTTTATGGCTATGACGCTATAGATAGGAGAATGATAGTTGTTGAGGGAATTCTTGATAAGTGGCGAGTGGGAATTGAGGCAGTGGCGGCATTTACTTCGTCCATTTCTCAGAAACAAATAAAGTTAATTTTGGCTAAAGGCTTGGATGAACTATACTTTTGTTTTGATCCCGAATTGCGGGCTATTAATAAAGCCAGAAAGGTAGCTAAGGAGTTTGAAGCGTATATTCCAAAAGTTGGGGTACTTCGGTTGCCTACTAAGATTCAGACTTCTACTTATCACAATGAAGATCCTAATGATGTCGGTCGAGAAAAAATCTATCAATTAATAGAAGAACTAGATTTGTAGGAGAACAGAATGATTAAACTTAATGTACAATCAATCTTCGATTCGGTAGACGGAGAAGAGAATGGGTTCAATGGTGCAGGTCAATTGACTACTTTCATTCGTTTGAAAAAATGTAATCTTAAATGTAGGTGGTGTGATACGCAATACGCACAAGAGGCAGAGCCTGAAAACTGGATGACTATAGATGAAGTTATTCAACGGATTCATTTTCCAAAGGTAACAATAACCGGTGGTGAGCCCTTGCTTCAGAAAGAAGCAGTGGAGGAACTCTGTAAGATACTATACTTGTACGAACATATAATATCCATAGAAACGAATGGAACTATTCAACCAACCTATTTTGTAGACGGAGTTAGGTACATAGTTGACTTTAAACTTATGTCATCAGGTGTGATGAATAAGATGAATTCATTAGCGTTTTTAGTTCTTCGACCTTATGATGTAATAAAGTTTGTGATTTCTGATGAGGAAGATTACAAGTATGCAAAGATGTTGATTATTGAGCATCCAAATTGGGAAGCAAGGAAAGTTTTCAGTCCGGCGATGGCAATCAGGGAAATTCCTAAAGTGGGGGCAAGTTGTTTAGATGCTTGGCCCGTAGAAAATGTTGTGGATACCTTATGGCCCAGGCAACTTGCAGAGATGATGATTCGAGATCAGGTAGACGCACAGTATAGCTTGCAGATACACAAAGTTCTCTGGCCCGGAATTAAGGAGGAAAGGTAGTATGCATGGTGGATTAAAAAGTTTGATGATTTTGGACGGGTACTATCACATATTTAGATCCCTATATGCACCAACCGGAACTCAGTTTACAAGTCCATCTGGTGAACCCACATCCGCTACGTACATGTTTGTCGTTTCTTTACTTAAGATGATTCGGGAACAACAACCGGAGGCAGTAGTTGTGGCTATGGAAGGAAAGAGTAAGACATTCCGAAGTGAACTTTATCCGGAATACAAGCATGGCCGGGAGAAACCACCTGAGGAATTCACGGTTCAGAGGGATCGAATTGAGCAGATTCTCGGGGCTATGCACATTCCTGTACTTCGAGCTAAGGGCTATGAGGCAGACGATATCATAGGAACACTTTGTAAGAGAGCCTACTCCACCAATTATGAGGCCATTATCTGTTCTAATGACAAAGATATGTACCAGTTGTTGAATGAGGTTACTTGTATATTCAATGCGAGCACCTGCCAGTATATGTATGTTGAGGATATGGTGAAGAAGACAGGGGTACAGCCGCATGAATTCATAGATTACCTGGCTCTACAGGGAGACGGTGGAGATAACGTCCCCGGGCTTCCAAATGTCGGACCTAAGACTGCTGCTAAGTGGATTCAGAAGTATGGTAACATAGAAAATCTACTTGAGCATGTGGATGAAATAAAAGGTAGGCATAATGGTACTTTGAAAGAAAATAAAGAGTTACTTCTTTTGTGTAAGAAATTAGTAACTATTGTCACTGATGTTCCTATTGTTACAGATTTCAATAGCTTTGATTTGCAGGAATACAATTGTGATAAGCTGCTGGAGATATTTAGGGAATTGGGATTCCGGCAGTTGATTTTGAATATGGGATTGGATTAATATTTATAGAGTTTTATTTGTATTTCTCCTAGAATATATTATATTTTAAATATAAGAACGGTATTATTTAGGGGATGAAATGGAAACCAACATGGGATATACTAAGATGAAAGTTAGGCACGAAAAATATTGGGATAACTTTGAAGAACGTATTAATCAAACGGTAGATGCTATGATTAAAGGTAGCAATCCTCTTTTAGGACGTATTGCTCTTCATATCACTTCTCGTTGTAATTTTAAATGTGATTACTGTAATGAACATTTGAATAATTCTGTATTGCCCATGAGTTTATTTCTTAAGATTGTAAATGAATACTCACAAATGGGCGGAGGAATTCTACATATTACTGGTGGGGAACCAACTGCTGTAAAGTGGTTGGATGAAGCTATTCAAAATACATCAGAAAATGTAACAATAAATTTGAATACTAATTGTTATCGGCTTCTTAAAAGAAAAACTTACGAATTCATAGATAGAATAAAGGTATCCTTGGATACGAGTAACAGGGAGTACTTTGATAATCTTGTGCACTGTTCAGGAGCTTTTGATAGAATAGTGGCCAATCTTTGGAAATTGTCTGAGTATAATAAAACTAAGGATGTCAGTATTACTTTCACCCTAACTCGAGAAAACTTTCGAGAAGTTCCAGAATTTTTATCCTGGTATTATAGAAAGCTATCCCGGGTGTACGCTATTTTCTTTTCCATTTATAAGGGAACGGATGAAAGATTTCTTTTTAGAGAGGATGACCAAATAGCTTTTTGGGACGATGTGGTGCCAAAAATGAAACAAGTATTTAAAGAGAATGATGATAAGGAAAGTTTGTGGTTATTTGAACATTCTTACAATCAGAATACTTTGTCAACTTCATGTAGATATCCTGAAAATATAGAGGTTCCCTGTCATATTTCCAAGAGTGAACTAACTATAAATGAAGAAGGAAATGTTTGGAGGTGCTCTCATCTGTTTCGAGATAAAGTTCCATGCAGCTCCTATAACATAAAAAATGAGTCTTTGGAATATATACATAATAACTTGATACAGATAAAATATTCTCAGTGCCTGATTGGATGTAATTTAAAGTTAATACACTTTAATCAAGAAGTTCAGGAAGGACTGGGGTACTAAATGCCTGATATTTTAAATTTTATTTGTATTTCTTTTAAAATATATTATATTTTATATATAAGGAACGATATTAAATTGGGAGAAATAAAATGGTTTTATTTTTAAATGAAAAAACAGGTTGTTTTTGGCAGATTGATAAAAGCAACGGAAGCAAAAAAGAAATATCCTGGGGTTCTGCAATGGAGTTAATTGAAAAAGCCAGCGGCCATGTTCACACCTTTGATTGTCA